AAAAGGATATCTTTCTTGCAGTTTTTCTAATGTTTCTGTCGATGATACAGTAAATGAAATTGAATTATAATTTAAATCTTGTACTGATAACGAATTGTCAAAATAAAATACATCTGAATTGTATTTGCTATTTGAATATGTTTTAACCAGTTCATCGCAAAATTTTGATAAAGTTAAAAACTGCCATTTGTTTAGATCTATTTCGTTTATTTGACCTTTTCCTAATCCATATCTACTATTAGAACAAAGATCATAAAATACCCAAGCTGGATTATTAGTCCATATTAAATTTTTATTAAAATTACCCGACCAATTGTTAGTATATTCTCTAACTTCGCCATCATAATTTTCTGGAACTTTAATTTTTAGAAGCTTGCAATCGTAAGATCTAACTGGAATATTATTAAAATGCCTTGAACTCACTGAATTGTAAACAAGAGCAGAATAAGGGAAAGAAAATGGATATGATATATTTTCTACTACTGAGTCTAATGATATAGATCTTTCTATTTGAGTTTCACCACCAGAAGGAGGTTTAGGTAATAAACTATAGATATTTATTACGATTTCTGGAAAATTTATATTTTGTTTGTCAGAACTGTCCAACTCAACTTTGAAAGGAACCATTATTGCCCCACCTTTAGCAACTAAATTACAACTACAAAATAAATAATAATTTTTATTACTAGACTTATTTTCAACATTAATTATAAAAATCGCCGATGTAGCTGATGTGCCTTTGCTGTTCACCGAAAACAATTGATCCAAACTAATATTAATATCAAAAGAATCAGAATATTTATTTTGAACAACATGACTGACTGTAAACGCATAATCTTTAGCTTTTATATAACTTTGAAATTTTGTATCTTTTGTGTCGTCCTCAAAAAAGATTGTTGCAATGTTGCTTAGTACCGTACCTGTTGAATCAACTTTTACATCATTAAGGCCCGCTACTTTATACGAACCATTTGAAAAATCATAAATTTTACTTTTATATGTGTAGATAGCTCTAGAAAATAATACATTATTTTTAAATTGATTTCCAAAAGAAACCGCAAATGAAGACTGAGAAAAATTATAAAGATTAGTTTTTTTATCTACAAGAGGTATATCATTATAATATATAGCCTTGCCCAAAACATTTGATTTGGTTTTAACGTTTATGTAATCTACAGAGTTTCCATTAGAATCAACAAAACCTTCAATTGGGCCTTCGCATAAAAGATCTATAGCGTCGTATTTAGATTCAGTTTCTAAAGTCTGATTTATCTGATCTGCTTTGTTTATAAATGTGCTTATTACAGGATCAACAGAAATTTTCATAAAAATTAAGGAGCGTCTCTACGTTCAAAGTTTTGTTCTTGAATTGCTTTGTAAATGCTTGCAACTTCAGAATTTTGATCTTCATTTCTAACAATAAAACTAATACTATTAGCTATTATAATAGATCCTATTTTTAATCTTCCATAACCTATCGGAATAACAACATTTCTTAAAGACACGTTTTCATAACTAGAAAACAACCTAGAAACAGTTTTAATATCAATAGGTGATTTCGGAGTTAATAATTTTGTTATTAACATCTGAATTCCTGTCGAAATAGCCAACAATATTAAACCAATTAATATTTCAGTACCAGCGCCTAAAACAAGAGGAACAATCTCTATTTTAGATTTTTTGTGTAAAATAGGTGAATTAATATATTCTGGAGGCATGATTTCGCCATCAACATAAATTATAAAATGAGTTATATACTCATTTAATACTCCTAATGTAGATATCAATTTATTTGAATTAGCTTCTATGGCTTCAAAAGCTTCTAAAACTGATGAAACATTCAAATTCCATTCCGTATCTATAAAATTTTCAAAAATTCCATTTAATTTTATATTCACCATATTATTATTTACACTTCATTTCTTTAAATTCTTCAGATTTTACGTTGTATAACAACATATTCATATTATGATATTTTTGTTGCAAAATGTCTAATTCTGAAAAAAATGCATTATCAATATGACTATGAAAAAAATATAAAATCTTATGGTTGTTTTTTATGTTCAAATAGTCTTTAGGAGACACTAGAAAAAAATTTCTCTCATCTGGATGTTTATTTTCTGTTTTAATAAAAAATAAACCGTCTTTTTCAAGAACAACGAAACCGCAAACTTCTTTGTGACAATTTGCTACGCTATAATTTTTTATTTCATCAAGAATTTTATCGTTTATTATCATGTGAGAAAGTAGAAGGAAACCCTCCAAATGGCAGAGATCTGCCATCTTCACCTTTTTTTAAGACATAATCTTCAAATCTCAATAAACATCCTTTAAGTGTTTTTGAACATTGATCTTGTTTCCAAATATCAGTATTTAAATCTGGTCGTTTATTGAAAACGCTATCTTCTATACAAACATAAAATAAATTCGGTTTATTATTAAAAGACGAAATAGATTCAGTTTTTAAATTTGTTGTGATATTTGGTATGAAATCCAAATAAACAGAATCCCCTTTATTATAAGTAGATGTATCAGTCCATTTCCCAGAATAATTTATTGAAGATAATGCATAATTTTCATTACTTAATGATGTTTTATAGTTAGCTAAAAATACTTTATCATTTTCATCGGCAATTGCCATCCCAACCATTTTTCCTATTAAATTTGCGGTGTTTGAAACTTGTGTTGTATTTGTAGTTACAGGTCCAGAATAATCCGCTGTATTACCATAATTACATCCATAGCATCTATATCCCCAAGAACAAGTATCATTTGTGACTTTTCTAGAAGGAATATTGATATTTTGAATATCTATCTTTGTAGCCAGTTCTAATTCAATAAATTCTTTATTTTCTGATTTTTTTAAATTAATTAAGAATTGATCGTATGAAATATATGTCTTAAAGTTAGAAACCCCAAAAGGGTTTATTCCATCTGAAAAATTAGAGACATCCAAGTCTCTTGCTAATATTTTTTTTCTAATGAAATTTTTACCGATTAAGTCGCCTCTATCCTTTAAAACATAAGACATGTAATTATTTATGTTAGCAATTTTTAATGTTGGCTTTGGCTGTCTTCCATCCGAAGATGATTCTAAATTTGACAATTCACACGGGATGAATATATATTCTTGATTTTGAAAAGATATGTTTTTGGAAAAATTTTTAGATCCATGAAATCTTAAATAGCCTTCAAATGATTCTAACTGTATTTCAAACAGGTCTAAAATTACATAATTATCTAATTTAAAAAACGTATTCATATTAAACTGTTCCTGCCACTGAAAAAATATTTGGTAATCTATAACTATATAAGCTAGAAGATTTTAAATTTAAATTACTAACACCATTCTCACCAGCAAATAAACTAAAATAATCATTAACAAAAAAAGAATAAGCTGTATTTAACTCTTGTTCACTTAATACTCTATTATAAAAAGTTATATCAAAATAATTGATACCAATTGTTGCGCTTCTATTTATTAACTTTAATGTTGTTTGATTTAAATTATTAATCAATAACGGTAATTCCGTCGCGCTTACTGTAGAAAAATTAACTTGATTTCTATTTATAAAATAAAAATATTTATTTTGCACTCTTCTTATTTGCAAAACGAATGGCCGATATAAACTCGGAGATGAAACTTTGTGAATAATTGTGCTTAAACTTAGACCTGTTAAATTTATAGCTGTGCCTCCAATAGAACTGGAAATTGTAAAAGTATTTGCTGATGGGACAGTTGTTACATAATAAATTTGTTTTGTATATGGAGTAGATATGTCATAAAGATTTATTACCGCAGGTAAATTGTCTCCAACAAATCCAATTGTATCGTTAACTGATAAATTATGATTAGTAGTTGTGGTTATTACAGTCGTATTCACATTACTTATCGATAACAATGAATATAATTGTTTAGATATTTGCTGGCTTTTTGCATTTGAACCCATAGAAACATCAACGTCTTTTTTATTTTGCAAACATGCGTTTTTATAATTGAAAAGTAAATTCTCTTTAAGATAACGATTATAAATTAACGGATCATTTTCAAAGGTCTCAAATTGATCTTTTGTAATATTTTCGGTACTTGCTGTATTAAACCAATCAAATAAAGACGCGTAAAGATAAGAAAATTTACCATTTACAGAATCAAACGCTGTATATGCAAAATTATCAAAACTACACACAAAAAACAAATCAAAATCAACACAACTAACATTTGCAGATCCAAAATTTAATTCTAAAAATTGACTATTTTTTAAATTAATAGTTTCGTAACCTAAGCTTTGATAATTACCATTATAAGTTCCACCTGATGTACTACTCAAAATGTAAGAAGAAAAACTAGAAACGCTACTCCATGAAGTACCACTAGTTATATCGCTATTTTTAAATCTAAATACAGGAGTAGACGGTAATACATTATTATATAAATTAAATTTCAAATCGGATTCTGAATATGTTTCCGCTATTTTTCCAGGCAATCTGTTGGTTCGAATTGTATTAATAGGATAATAAAGAACATAGTCTGGAAAAGGTGTAACTACTGCATATCCATGATTATCTAAAAAGACATATCTATTTTCTTCTCTATTAGTTATATAATTTGTTGATTTTATAAATTTTGAGTCTTTATAAGAGTCAATAAGTAAAGTTGCACTACCCATTTCACCATATCCCGAAGGGTTAACAGATACAACGTACATACCAATTTGACCAACTCCTTGAGTACCTCCAAGAATTGCATTTCCCGCTGTGCTGTAAAAACCAACCGTCCAACGCAAAAATTTTTTATTATTGGTGGGATCTAAATAGAAATTTTTTGGCATCGAGCCGTTTATTCCAACAAAATAAGGACGAGAAATGTTTGCAACTAATTGATCATGAAATGTATGTTTATCTGCAAGAGTATTATACGTATAAATAAGCCCCGCTTTGCCTCCACCACCACCAGACGCTATTGCAGATGAAAGATTGTTGTTTATATTAACTTTTTGAGGATTACTCAATTGACTATATAAATTATATTTTATATCTTTTCTTTTACCAACGTCCTGTATTTCGCTTTCAATTTTTAAAATAATTGCTGGACCACCATTTGAAGAATCATTGTATCCTGCTTGATTTTCAAACGCTAAAAAAGAAGGCTTAGGAATAGCCCATTCGATTACATATTGATTTGTATTTGGTGGATAATCTGTTCCATTTTTATTACCAAATGGCTCATTTATATTTGTTCCATTTCCCATTGCGCCTAAAATTTGAGTTGTGCTGGGGATATAAAAATTAACAAATGTTCCTCCGACTCCACTAAAATTTTGAAAAACTCCTTCTAAATTAATTGCCCCTTTAGATGTATCAATAGATTGAAAAATGCTATTTTCTGGCAAATAAACGTTTATACCAGAATAACCAGTAAAATTAGCGCTTCCTAAATTAGCTTCTATTATTTTATTATATAAATCGTATGTAGATGTAAAAAATGAATTGTCGGGAGTTATATAAAAATCAAGAGCTTGTTTTTCTATTCTAATATTTATTGGAGTTCCAGAATATCCAATAAAGACTTCACTTGAAACCGGATCAGATAAAGATTCTACTCCACTAGCATAAATTGAAACTCCACTGTTATTGTTAGAATATGTATGAACTCTAGCATAATAATCTATTTCTCTTGCTAATGCTGTAAAATCATCTTTTGTTACTACGTGTTTTATATTATCATCTCCAAATCCATAATACGTAGAAAACTTAGGGTTTTGATTTGTGTTTTCTGTTATTCCAATTTGTTTACTATACGCTACGGGCGACGAAAAAGAAGAATTCGTGGATATTTCTAAAGTGTATCCAGTAATAAAATAATTGTGTAAATTATCTCCTGTTATACCTGTTGGAGGCTTCCAATAAAAATTATAAGCTGGAGGATTAAAATTACTAATTACTCTAAAAGATCTTGGATTACCTCCGGTAATGTTTAAAATTCTTTTTCCTGTTATGTTTAAAGTTATATCTCCACTAGGATCTACGCTACCATCTTCAACCGATGTAGATTGAATTGTCAAATCTGTAATTTCATCTCCTATAGAAGAAGTTATAGTTGGCCTATAAAAAACATCAAAAAGATCAAACGAATCTGGATTTACAACAAAAGAACTTTTAGAAACACTAAAATTTGTATCGTTTGAGTTTTCAACAGAGTAAGACACTTGAGCGTTTCCACTATTAAAAACAGTTATTGGAAAATGAATTCCAAAACCAGTTAAGCAATTACCAATATTTGTGCCAGTTATTTTTACATAGCTCATAGTTTTATAATAGTATTAAAATAAACATCTGAAATTAATTTTCCTTTAAATTCTAAAAATTTTACATTAATGTCGTGATTATCTTTAAATTTATAAGTATGACTCCATTCTGGACAATAAAAAGTCAACTGTTTATTGTAAGGCTCTGGTAAAGTAAATTCAAATAATTTAAAACCACATCGATCATCTAAGAATTTTAAAACAGCAAAAGCTTCTTTATCAGATCTATTAGTAAAAGATAAAGATAGATCTAATATGTTTTTATTTATTCCATCTTGTTCATATACCACAGAAGTCATTTCGTATTCATTTTTTAAAAATCTAGGCTTCAATGGAATGGCAAAATCTAAATCTGGTTTAAAATAAAAACTTTTAGTAAATAAACTGTTTATACCAGTTGGGCTTTGACTTAAATTTAAAGATGTTGATACATCACCAGTATACCAATAATATCCACCATTAATAACAGAAGGATTATTATAATAAATTACATCGTGTTTATTATATACATTATTAAGCATAAAAGGTCTAATCGCTGATGTATCAGTGATTGAATAACCTCTATAGTTTAAATTAGAATCGTAAGCTGTTGTACAATTGATTACTATATTATTAATGTTTGAATCTATGGATTTGTGATCTAAATTTTCAAAATAAATTTTAGCGTCATTTCTATAAGGATAAAACAAATCCATAGAAACATTTTCATAAGAATCTGCCATAGTTAAAGGTTCGTTTTCAAAAGAACTTTGAAAATAACCTGCTAATGCGTGCGCTTGTTTATCTGTTAATCCCTCGTAATTAATTGAAAAATTTGTTGATAAATTATTAGCATTAGGTATAACATTTAAAAAATAACCATCACCATAGTTAGTTTTTATAGCTTTCGTTGAAAAATTCGCTGAACATCCATATGTTTTATTAAAAAGATTATCAATATTTTTTGTTAAATGCAAAGACCCAGTTAAATTGATTGGGGCGTAAGCATAACTCACAGAAGTGAAATCATCACTTGCGATATACAAGTTGTCATCGTTTTTAAAATGTTTTTCAAATAAATATTTTTCTAACTTTAAAACCTCTTCGTCTGTTGGCATTTTTGAATAACCTATTATTTCATAATAAGATATATTACTGGCATCATAATTATAATTAACACCATAATTAACCGCACTAAGTATTTTACTATTGCCAGCGGTTCCAATTCTCAAACTGGCACATCCAGTAGCAAAAAAAACAGCAGTATTCGTGCTTAAAGTTTGAAATCCATTATTTCTTACTCTTAAATTTGTTGTTGTATTATTTTTTAAAATAGAAACTATATTTTTATTGAACAAATTAGCCGCTGAAAAATCAGTGTTTATACTTGCTGCGGTAAGTTGATTTGGATCAGAATCGACAACAAAACGTTGAGACCCAGGTTCCAAATTAAAATTTGTGATTTCTGAACCATTTATATTATTACCATAAACTCCAAAAAAACCTGTAGATATCGTTGATGTATTTGCATTGTCCGTGTTAATAATTGTTGAATAATTTGCAAAATAACCTCCTGCTTGTAAATTTCCTGCTCTTAAAGAATCAAATTTATAAACAACGAACCAACATCTATCTCCAGTTATAAGACCACTAAAATTAGGAGAACCATTTGGTGGATATAATTGATTGTATATGCCCTGACTCACATCAGCAATGCATTGAACAGCATTTGTAGTATTATTATAAACTGGTTTAGATCCGTCGCCATCATAATTATAAAGATTTTCAGCAGAATGACCGGGAGCAGAATTATACCAAACAGAAATCCTACCAGATGCATCAAAATCAAAAACATTTAAATCATCAGTCTTAAACCAAGCGAATAAACCAGATATATCGACAGGATTTACACCATTACCAGTATAATATTGATAATCTACTAAATCATATTTTTCATACGATACGTTATTAACATCAAAATCTTTTATACCTGAAACCGAAAACTGTGTATTTATAAACTTACTCATAAGCTATTCCTTAGTAACGTCAAACGTTGAGTGATAGACAAAGTACTTTGCAATATTCCATCATTAGAAACATTTAAAGAACGTGATTCTATTTTTCCAGAAACGTTGAAAGTATTTAATAAAGTGTTGTTGTAGTTTTTTAGAAAGAGATCGCAATAAACTGATTGTCCTTCTATTTGAGCAACATTTATTTTTTTGAAATAATTTCCATCTACAGACATAGATTTTGTTTTATTTGTTTTTGCCACTCTAAATGGAGAAATTTCTCCGTTAGCGAAAAAAGGTAACAAATTAACTTTTTCCGAATAATCAAACGAAAAAATTTCATCAAATCCAAAAACCTTATCGACATCCATTAAAAAAGTATGATGTGAATGAGATACATTATTACATTGAGAATTTCTTTTTGAAGAGAATGCGCTTAAGTTTGTTGTGCTATTTGTGGAGTTTATTGTTCCATACCAATCAAATTCAGCAGACAACAACACAGGCTCAAAATTAGCAACTTTAAAAGATAAAGATTTTAGATAACATTTTGTTATTTCAATTCCAGCAAAGTTACAGTTTACCGAATCTTCATTAGTTGAAGTTGTGTTTAAATAAGAAGGAAGCGAGCCTGTTAAATAAAATTCTGTACTTAAAGATCCTATTACAGTATTATCTGGAGCATATCTCAGTAAACTCCCATCAGACAATAAGACAGGAGAAATATTAGACTGCAAAGAGATAGAAACAGAATTAGAATAAAAAACATCATTATTTATTCTAAAATCTAAATTTTCATATTTTATGAATTTGCTCATTATACAATAGTATATCTAAAAGAGCTAGTCATTTGAACTACAACATTTAATGCAACAGGACCAGCCGTGAATAATCTAAATTGAAGTAATTGACCAGCACTAAAACTATGAGATGTAGGAATAACTAAAGTTGTTGTACCTGCAATTAAGGATGCAATTGTGGTTGTGTATTTAACATTTGCCGTATCAGTAGTATCACCAATATTATTTGTTGTGGAGCTTCCTGTTGCTGCTGGAGTTATTGCATAAAATTGAAAAATTACATTAGCTATTGGCGTGATTGATGTAACAGAAAGTCTAATTCTTTGTAGACTACCAGCATACATAGCAATCCCAAAAGGAGCATTACCAACAATATTAGAATTATTGGACGCAGAAGAAGCGTTAGTACCAAAAGGATCTATATATATATGGCTTGTTCCAGCCAAACTAGTTGTATAAACTTGTATATATTGGCCTTTACAATAACTGCTAGCTGTGGTATAACTTCCATCTATATCTAAATTTCCAGCCGTACTTAATTTTGCAACAACATCTGGAGATGCACCAAAATACCCATTTGTTATAAAAACAAAATCGTCATTTCCACCAAAAGTCGTATCTGTTTTTATATTACCTATAGACCATTTATCTACATCGGTAGAACCGTCATATCTAGAAAATGTTAAAAATGAATTTCTTGGACCTGTATCTGCCCCACCTAGAGCTTTATTGCTACCAATTACAACTTCACATGTTTTTGCTCCAGTCGTTTCAAAATGCGCTACTGTATATTCTGTTGGACCAGTAGATAATAAATCCAATTTATATACTGGATTAGGAGTGCCTAATCCAAAAGTTCCATCACCAGCCATATTATAAACAATATTATAACTGCTCAATCCATTACTAGGGCCAAAATAAAACTTATTGGAATTTAATCCTATAAACGCATCACTTGTCGAATGCTTAAAACATTGAGAAACAGTTGTTGAAGAACTTTGAAGTTTTGCCACCTGACCAACTCCGCTCGCATGCAATACAGCATCAGGAGATGAATGACCAATACCGACATACGGTGTTGAAATATTGTTTTTAACAAATACTCCATTTTTTCCTATATTAATGTCCGCTATATTATTATAATTTAAAAATAAAGTTTCATCGGTTGCGCTTGTTTTGATTTCGGTATTGTATGGATCAAAAATCAAAGCATTTCCTGAATTTTGAAATTGAACAAATTCGCCACTAATTAAAAACTTATTAGTTAAACTCCCAGTAGTACCATGAATTGCAAAATTGCCACTTTGATCAACTGCCATTAAATTAGTAAAAGTAGAACCACCATTAACGGAGGATTCTAAATATAATTTTGTATCGTTTGGTTTTTTAGAGAATTGATAATAAACACTTGGATCTGTAATAGAAATTCCAACTTTTCTAGCGCTACCGCCACTGATTCTTATTTGACCCAAACCATTTGTCGAAGCTGAGTTGTCAACAATATTTAATGAAACATTAGGAGTTCTATCGTTTATTCCCACAAAACCATTTGCTCCACTTACCGAAAGACCAAAAGCTCCAGCAGATTCGAAAATCGTAAAACCGCTAACGTTTTGAGCCGTAAAACTATCAAAAGATTGAGACAATTCATCTCTAGTTATTTTATTGTCTTGTGAGGAATTGGCATTCGATATTAAAAAAATGTCGTCTCCCAAAACATTTGTATTTAGTTTGTCCGATAAAGATGAAAGAGGGATTGACATATTAATTATTTAAATATCCTTTATAATTAAGATTTACACTTAAAATGTCGTCGGCAGTTGAATTAAATTCTTGAGATATTAGTTTAACATTATTAAATGATTGGTTAAAAATATTTATTCCTAAAGCTTTTTGATACAAAAGCAAATCATCGCCTCCATTAACTCTTAAATTTTGTTTGTTAGTCGGTGTGCTGCCAATCTCTAAAACTTCATCTTGAAAAATTGTTCCATTTATTGATATTGAAAAATTAGTATCTGTATCATTATTCAATATATCATATAATGATTTTGAACTGTAATCATCAACTTCTAAAGTAAAAGACGCTTCAATTTCAATAGGTAATTTTAATAAAACTTCAGATGGTATATAATTTAATGTGGGCGGCAACCATGCTGATGGAGTATAACCGCTTTGATATAATGTATAAATAGGTTCTTTCGGGCAATTAATGGTATAATTAAAATTTGTAATTCTATTCGTACTAGATCCGCTACAACTTAATACAATATCTTTTACTTGTGGAACTGATATAGATGAAGGTTTGCGATTTCCTGATGCATTATAATCTGGCCCCACATCTCCATAAACAACAATATCTGACGTTGTCGTTGGCACTTCTCCTACAGAACAAGAAAGATTAAATGAATTTAAATAACCTGATAAAAAACCAAATTTTTTATTTGAATAATTTAAACTGCCGCGAAAAGATTTTGCTGTTCTATCTGGATTTTCTCCAGTAAATTTTAAAAACGGATCGTTATATAATAAATATTTACTTATAGAAAAACTTGCAACTGGTACTTCAGCGATAACTTGTTTGTTATATCCAACGCCTATTGTTTTGATTGGCGCGTAATTAATATTATAATTCCCATTAACTGATGTTATGCCAGATATAGTACTATCATTTAAGAAAAAATAATTTTCGTAATTTAATGTCGCGCCTTTCATATTATGAATTTCTTGCTCCAGCTAATGAGCCACCAAATTGTTTTTCCTTACGAATAACTTCACCAACAGCAGCATATATCTTATTATTTAAATTCTTAGATAATTCGATATCTTGTTGTTCGTAGCTTGTCGTATTACTTCCCATCTTTAAAGATCCATCTCTTTGAACGCTTGTATTAAAGTTAAATGAATTATTTGCGCTCGTATTATTATTAATTGTGGAGTTGCTATTTCCAGCACTACTAATTGATGAACCACCGCTTTGCATACCAGTTCCGTATCTTTTCACCATTGGAGAGTCGTATAGTCCGCCTTCCATATAACCGGGAATCGTATCAGAAAGACGAGAACCAATTAAGCCGCCAGTTTGCCTTTTACCAAAAGGTTTGGATATGGAAGATCCAGCTTTTTGATACCAAGTTTTTCCAATTGTGGGTCCAGAAAATACAGATCCAAATCCAGTTTGTGGAGCGCCACCAATATATTCGAAATTTTTACCCAATAACCCTGACTTTTGATAACTAGCTAATTTTCCCATTTCTGAATTAGTCATGCCAGTTCCTCCTGTTGCTTGAACTTTTGCAGATAATTTTTGTGCATTAGTCGCTTTCATATTAGAAACCACATTAGAAATCCCTGCGCCAATAGCTATTGTTGCAGCAGCAGCCACTAAACTACCAATCATTGCTGCTTTTTGTTGTTTGTCGGCTAGTTTTTTCGCTCTATCTTCTTGGGCTTTTTGTTTTGCAGCATCATTCAATTCATTATAATATGGATCATTTTCTAATCCCATTTGAGTCATATTATTTTCCATGCTAGAAATGTCATTAAATTCTTTATTAAATGCTCCACCACTAGCAAAACGAGGCGCAGCAGAGAAATTCAAAGTATCAAGAGCGGCAGGACCACCCATTGCCATTACCGCTCTTCTATTTAATACATATTCACCATTCTCAAGCATAGCTGGATATTTATCGCCAGTTCCAGTGCCTGATATATACATACCTGATTGAGCGCGAATATAACCTCCAGTTTGTTGTCCGAAAACACTTCCTAAACCAGATCCGCTTATTATTTTAGATACTCCAGTATTCATTAATTGAGTACTAATAGTATCTAAAAAATTAGAAGCAATACCCATCAATGCGCTTTGAAGGTTATCAGCCTCTTTTATTGTAGCTTTTATTGCACTAACCATTCCATCTCTAAATAAAACAGGAGTTTCTTTTGCTAATTTATTTAATCCAGTATCAGCTTCTTCTTGTATTTGATCAAAACCTTCTTTAAATCCTATTCGTATCGACTGTCTATCTTTAGCTTCTTGTCTAACTTTACCGTTTAAAATGTCTTGTATTGAACGCATTTTGTCTAATTCATCAACATTAGAATTTAATATACCTTTAATTTCTTTTTCAGTATCAGCTAATGTTTTAGCGGCTTCACCTTGTAAATTATTTTCAGTTCTAACTCTTGATAATTGCTCAACAAAAGCTTTAGCTTGATCAACATTAGTTACCTTGCTTGTATCAAGATTTGCTATATCTGTTCTAGCTTTTTTATCATATGTTTGATATTGATTTAAAGGACCGTATTGATCTTGCTCCAAAGGAGTTTCTGCTTGTACTTTACTTCTATAAATTTCAAATTGACTCAACTGTTGTTGAACGTTTTGAGTCGCTTGTGCGTTTTGACGGCGCTGTCTTAATGCTAAACTTTGTTCATCAAAGCCTATTTGTTTTTCAGCTTTTCCTGTAACTCCTAATCCAAAAAAATTTGCTGGTCTAGATTTTGCAGCGTCTAACCTTTGCTCTTCAATTTCAATTGTATTTAAAACCCCTCTTTGAGCTTTTTCAATTTGTAGCAAAGTGTTAAGGCGAAATATATACGCATTATTTATTCTATCGTTTACGTCAGCAATTTTAATATCAGCCTGAGAATTTGATTCGAAAATTTTAGATTCTTTATTTAAATCAATTAATGTTTCAGATATGTTTTTTATCTCATCGTTTATAGATTTAAATAAAGTTGGAGTGGCCTGACTATTAACCGTCTTAAGAGTGTCTTGAAGACTAGTTTTCAACTCTTCTAAAGAAGATTTATCACTGATTTGATCTATTAAATTTTTTAAATCGTATATTTTTGAAATATCGATCTTATCAATATTAAATTTTTTATATAAATCTGGCTGGTCTGAAACAGCGGCTTGTTGAATTTTTTCATAAGCTCTTTCAATTGAATCTAATACAGGAACAAAAGTGTTTTTCAACTGAGACTGTGCATTTCCTAATAAATTTTTTCTAGTTACATCCTGTCTATCTTGCATTAACTGTCTATTTTGACCTATTGTTTGTCTAGCAACTTGACCTTCTGACATTCCAAACCCAAAACCAGGAGTTTTTCTAGTATTTTGTAAATCATTCTCTCTTATATCAATTTTTGCTTTTTGACCAGCAATAGAAATTGCTCGTTTTGTATCGCTTTCTATTAATTTATTTTGTAAGATTAATAATCTTTCTGTACTTTCTGCTTTTCTTTTAGCAACATCGTTCTCAAGAGCGCTTAAAGAAAGATTTTCTTTTTTGCCTTGTATTAACAACATCAAAGACTCTCGTTCTTTTTTTAATTCAGCGTTTAATGATTCTATCTCCTTGGGATCGACATTTTTATATCCCGCTGCGCTTGTAGCTTCTACAGAATTTGTATTTTTAATTAATTCATTTATTTGGCTTAATTGTTGTTCTGGAGATGAAGTTTTAAAACTTTCAATTAATGTTCCAAGTTTTCCAAGCGTATCAGCATCAGATCCACCTAATGTTTTAGGTAATTTTGAACCAATATTTTGTTCAAAATCAGAGGTGAATTTCATTCTAGACGCTTCTGTTTTAGTTTGAGTTTCTCTATTTCTAGAAGATATTTCTCTTGAAGCTTTTTCTAAAGGAGTTGATATGGAATCTAAATAATCATTAGCAGCGTTTTCTAATATTTTAAATCTACTTGATTCAAACTCCATTTTTTGAAGTTGAGAAGCGACGTTAAATACATAATTAGAAATAGAGTCTTGTATGTTTTTTATAATTGGCCCCGCAATAAACGTTTGAGCTTCTGCTTTTTGAATGTCAGTTTTGAAATCTTTATTTTGTTTGTTTACATATCTTTTAGTAATTTCTGGTAAATTTTTTGCGAAAAAAGTTCCTATAGTTCCTGATCGACCTAAAACATTTTCTCCAAAATTTCCTAATTCTGTAGCGGCTTCTTCGCCTATACCATATTTTTTAGCTATTGTTTTTATCGTATCTGGATTGACATTAAAAAAAGAATTAGTTTCTTTTGCGAATTCGTCAACAAAATTTTGAGCTTGTTTTTCATCAAGATTGAAGGTGGATAAAATACTAAAAAATCCTTGATATTGTTGAAAAGCGCGTTCAAAATTTTGTTCAGTTTTTTGAATTGCACCTTCAGACGAGATATACATGTTTTGCGAACTTGTGGATTGTCCCAAACCACCTTCCATAGTATAACCGTATTGTTTTTTAATTTTTTCTTGATAAGCTGGAGCGCTCTCAAAAAAAGAAAATTTAGTTTTATCGTCAATTCCTTTAACAGTTTTACCAAATTCTTGAATAGCTTTTGTTTGATTTGTTCTTTTTGTAAATTCAATAATAGCTTTTTGCATTGCTTCAACGCTACCGCCAGTAGATTTAAATACATCACCTAAATTCGTTTGCCTAAGTTTTTCAGATAAACTTTGCAATTCGTCGCTTATTTTTATTTTTTCAAAAGGATCTTTAACATCATTTAACGATTTCAATTTATTCATAAACATTTCAGCAGTTGAAATAGTTTCTGAAGTTTTATTCTTGTAATTTTCAGCAGCAACGCTTAAATCTTCAAGCGTAGTTTTTGAATCGTAAGCAGCTTTTCCTAAACCAAATAAAGCTCCAATTAATGCACCAGCAGCAGGGCCTATTCCAGGAATTACAGATCCAATTTCAGCGCCAGTAGTCCCAGCAGTGAGAACTGAACTACCAGCACTAGCCAAAAATCTTCTACCTTCACCCATTTCAGATCTTTGTCTATTTCCTTGTATTAAACTTTCTATTTGACCCCCAATCATCGAACCACCTAAAATACCGACTACACCGCCTAATTTTGAACCTGCAAATTTATCTAGTCTTTCACCCCTTGCTCCTAAAAGCCTTTGAGCAAATGATGGTGTGGGGGGATTTGCGCCACCAGCAGCACCAGCAGCACCAGCACCAGCAGCAGCAGCAGCAGCAGCAGCACCAGCAGCAGCAGCCATAGCCGCTGCTTGTTGTGCTTGAGCGTTTTGTCTTAAAGAAACATTCAAAGCTGTATTAGCATCACTAACAATTCTAGTTGAACCTGTAGATACCTCTAAAGCATTTGCATTTGTTCTAATTGTCTGCCTTAAAGCGTTTTGTTGTTGAGCGGTTAAATTTGTATTTCTAGCTAATTGAGATAAAGCTCTATTTAATTCAACAAATTGAGTTTGTTGTGAAGTTGTTAATCGGTCAAATTCATTTCCCAAAGATTGCCTAACATCTAAAGTAGCAAAATTAGGCACAAATCCTCTATTCATTAATCCAGCATCTTTCTGCCCTCTCATTGAATCACTCAAAGCATTACTTAAACCACCATGATCAGAAACTGCGTCTGCAAAATTTTTCTGACCTGTGTTTCTAATAAAAGGAAAAGGTCCAGTAGAAGTATCTAAAACAGCTTTATTACCGCTCATGCTTTCTTCTAAGCCCATTACTGCTTGTTTATACGCAAAGTTAGGAATAAAACCGCCATACTTACTATCTATATTTCGAACATTAGAAACACCAGCCAAATCAGATCTTAAAGCTGCATAATTAACCCCTTCTCCTACCTGTTCCGCTCTTTTACGATAAGGACTTAATCTCATTTCTGTACCAACCTTATTATTTTTAATCAAAAAATCTTCGTAAGCTTTTCTCAATAAACTAGTTCTTAATTTAATTTCTTCCTTATCTACGAACTTACCAGATTCAGAATAATTTTTAAGAAAATCCCAAGAAGGTTTTGTTTCAGGATTTTTAGACCAAAAACCTCCAATAACTTTATAGAGTCTATCATAATTAACTCTTTTCATTTTACCAGAAATTTCACCAGTAAAAACAGCTTCACGATCTGGAACGTATCTTGAATTTCCAAAAGCCTCACTCATCATTCCCTTTTCAAGTCCCAATGAAGCGGTTTTCCCTCCACTAGATATTTTTAAAGCTGCTGTTTTAGCTTGATTTTCAGCACTTTTATTAACGTCTCCATATATTTTAGGATTAAGGAAAGAAGGGTCTGCAATAAAAGCGTTATGGCCTATTATGGCCGCAATCATATTATTCCAAACTTCTTCTAACATAGAACCACTCAATTTTTGACCGGGTATTCTAGCAACAGTGCCACTTAATCCAGTTCCTCCTTCAGGAAATAATTTTGAACCTGTTTGTGTTCTAAAGAATTTTATTACATCTGAAAAATTAGGAATAAAACCTTTTGCAGCATTCATTGCCAAGAAGTCAGGATTTTTAACGTATCTACTAAGCAACATATTTGTTTCTGCCGATAATGCTTTTACAATATCAGGACTACTCTTAGCCATTTGAGAATAGCTTGTTCCTGCAAGTTGAGAAAAAGTTTTACCAAATTCTGAAGGCAATTGATTTTCATGACCAAGCTCATTAAATGTGATAATTAATTCTTGTAATTTTGCGGCTTCTTGAGGATTAGTTTTTGATAATGTTTCGTATTTTCTTGTTAATTCTCCACCAAGACTTCCCGGTAAATTCTTTTTTGGATAACCTTTGTATTCTACACCGACACCCTTTTTTCTATATACCGCATCTAATGCTGATTGTTTTTGATTTGTTCCTGGTTGCAATATATAACCTCTCATCAAGTCATCTCTTATGTCTGGATGCGAAACGAGTTGCATCGCTTTAAATGCGAAATCCTCATACAATGGAGCGAATATATTACTATCTCCATTTTCATCTGCACCTTTAGCAGTACTTCTAAAATTGATTTGTCTGAAAGTATCTAAATCACTTGCTTTAGATATTCCCAAAGTAGGTTGAACAGCATCAAAAGCAGCATTACCAAATTTCTTAAACCAAGGAATTCTTATTGCGCTAGTAGGAGGTGCAAAATTAGGGATAAAACCTGAAAAGACTTTCAAATCACCAAATTTTGTTCTTCCCGCTCTAGCTGCTTTATACATTGCATCTTTTTTATCTTGCGCTTCATTATCACTCGCAACAATACTTGACTGAGATAAAAATTGAATAGCTTTTGGATGCGTATAATCGCCTTCTGAATTTATTTCTTTCCATAGACCTTTTTTAGCTTTCTTAGCTTTTAAAGTTTTATCTATTAAATTTTTTTCATTTGCATATCTTAAATCGGGAACGCCATAACCTTTAGATATTAATTCTTCAGATAGTTCATCAGAAATGAAACTCAATCTATCATAAGCGGCTTTTCCTTCAGCATTAATAACGGAAGCAAATTGTTTTGATGTAGGATAATATTTTAAAGCAAGTCCTTTAGCTGATAAACCCCAGTTTTGATTACTTTCACTAGCATCTACTTTTTCTAAACGAAAATCTCTAATTCTTTTTATTGTTGCATCTGCCGTAATAGTATCTCCATCTTTTACCTCATATGGTGTAGCGGCGACATCTAAAACTTCAGAAAAATTAGGTATAAACCCACTATTCATATATGGATCAACACCCGTTCTACTTATAGCATTTTGTCTGTGTGTGCGGCCAGCTTTTGATCCAGCAGGAGGATTAATAAAAGGTTGAGCAAAACCGGGAACATATTTAACATCTTCCGCAGTATTCATTACTCCACCAACAGGAGATTTTACTATTTCACCGGGAGCATAACCACCAGCTTGTGCGCCAACTGTTTCAGCCATTCTTGTTGCAGCAGGAATATATCCTCCTGCGCGAGTGACCTGCAAACCACCAGATCCTTTTACTCGCACACCTTGACCGGCTAATTGAGTGGCTAATTGTTTTGCAAGAGTTGACTGCATTTGATATTCTGCTGTCTGTTGTCTTGCTAATTGAAGCAGTAACTGAGCTTGTGCAGCTTGATTGCCCATAGAGCCAGCAAGAGCCTGAGACACTGGCCCTTGTTGCTGCATGATTTGCAAAATAGATTGTTCAATATTTTTTCTATTTTGTGTTTCCGTTGTGATACCAGCAATCTGAGGCAAAGCCTGAGCAAGATAAGTGAAAGAGTTTTGTATTAACTTGAAAAGCGTAAAGAAAGCGGCAATAGCGCCGGGACCAGCTATAATATTACGAATACCTTTTAATAAACCATTAGCGAAAGTAGAACCAACTCCTTCTCCTTCAAGAATTTCGTTCATGCTTTCGACAAGTGATTTCAATTGTTCTGTACCATATCTAGCCAATGGTTCAAATGTTACTTTGCCAATGTTATTTGCTAGTTGTTGTGTAGAAGTCGCAGTTTGCTTTAATAAAGCATCAAGAGTTTGATTTAATTTTGCAGTAGCGACTTCAGCTTCATTTGTTGCTGACGCGCCTCTTTGTAAAGCTCCAGCATACACGCCTTGAGATTTATTTAAATCACCAACAATAGCTTTAAGAATGTTAACTTGATAAACACCCGCGACTTGTTCAGATAGTTGCGCTCTTTGAGCGTCTCCTAAACCTTTATAAGCACCTGCGAAATTCTGTAGAACAGTAACTGCTGGTAAAGTGTTTCCTTGTACATCTCTTACAGCTATATTGAAAGCTTCTAATTGGTCAAGAGTTTCTGTACGTTGTAAACGAGTAAAAATTGTTTTTAATGCGTTACCAATAACTGCGCCGCCTCTTGCTGTACTTTGTTGAGCGGATGTAACTAATGCATTTAATTGATCCAAGCTAACTCCCGCTTCTTGCGCCGCTTGACCTGTACGAGATAACGCTTCAGCCAAGTCTCCTGCGCCAACTGCGAAATCTTGTTCGACAGCTACAAGCTTGTTTAATATTTGACTTGTTGTTACCCCAGTTGCAGCAAAACCATTTACAGTAGAAGTCAAAGCGTCAACAGCATTTGCAGTGCTAATTCCAGCTACTCTCGCTAAAGTTAATGCGTCTTTTGTTCTTGTCAAAACTTCTTCAGCTTTTAAACCTTGACGAGAGAATTCAAGAGCAGCTTTAGAAGCGTCATCAAATGAAGAAGCCGTTTGTTTGCCAACCCCAAATAAATCTGTACTAAATTTTTGTAATTGACTAGTAGTTAACCCGAATACACGATTAATATCAGCAAGATTCTTTTCAACATCAATAGTAACATTAGCTAGTTCTTTAAAACTACGAATAACACCACCAAGAACAGCAGTTGAAGCTCCGAATGCAATAACGCGAGCATTAGAAGCGGCAAGAGCCGCCTCAAAATCCTTAACATCACCAGTCATTCTTCCAAGCGGCTGAGAGAAAGCTCGTTGATTAACGCTTAAATTAACCTGATTGTTCTGAGCGAATCTTTGATTATACGCTTGAACACCAGCTTGAATAGAAGCTGTTAATGCTGCTTGATTGGCGGCGACATTGATTTGAACGGCCATATGTTTTATTTACACGTTAAATTATTAATTAACCGAATATTTTCATCATATCGTCCATACTCAATGAACCGCCTTTCTTTTTAGCTTCATCTGATAAAGATAAAGTCTTTTGACCTTTAGCCTTCAATCCTATATATTCAAGATCTTCTGATGTTGCGCCAACTATTGAACTAGCTTGATTTTGTTTATTGTTTTTATTTTCAATTGTCTTTTTGGCATTTTCATTAGCGTTTACATAATCGATAATTTTATCAGGATCATCTTTAATATCTTGAGGCATTTTGTCATTTTGCTGAAAAACGTTCTTAAAAAATCGAGCATAAATAAGTAATTTTACTTGATTATAAGTAAGCTCGCACACACATTTACCAAAAAATTCAGTAGGATTTTCGGCAAAAGGCATATACAAATTGAAAAAATCTTGTAAAATTAGATGTTGAATTGTGTTGTCATTTATGTTTTTGTATACCTCTGAGTATTGTTTTATAATACAAGTAAGAGTTTCAGAATCGATATTATCAAACTCATCTTCTTCAAAAGCTTCTTCACTTAACTTTTTATCTTTATATAAACATTTCAATATATAATAATCATTAACTCTCTCTTCAGCATAACTTTCGGCGGTTCTTTGAAAGAACGATGCTCTTGTATTTTTTAAATCGTTCAAACGTTTTTGCGCCGATTCAATATCGTCATTAACTCTTTTTATTTCTGATTTTAGATATAACGCTTTCTTT